TTTTATTATTAGACTCGGTTCGTTATCTTTGTCAAAAATGTGGACACCCGCACCACGAACACGATAAAGAAAGATTATTTTCAGAAGACCATGGGGCGAAATGGGTTCCGACTGCGCGCTCAGTTGAACCGGGAATACGTTCTTATCACTTGCCCGCTTTATATTCTCCTATTGGAATGGCGCCCTGGTACAGCCTGGTTGCGGATTATTTAGATTGCTACGACACTGTTAATAAAAAAGTAAAGGACGTCACACTCTACCAAGTTTTTTACAATAACGTATTAGCGGAACCGTTCGAAATAATGGGATCTAAAATTAGGTTTACAAGTGTATCCGCACACAGGCGGGCGGTGTACCGACTAGGTGAAATACCTAATAAATACGCCGAGACGCATTCGGGATCAAAAATACTATTTTTAACATGCCTAGTAGATGTGCATAAAGAAAATCTGGCGGTATCTGTATTTGGCTGGTGTCGGGACGCCAAGCCCTACGTTATAGATTACTGGCGTTTTGAAACTAAAGAAAATGAAGAAGATTGCGGGGAAATAACCTGCTCAGTCTGGGGCCGATTAAGAGAGTTAATCGAGGAGAAAGAGTACATAGCCGATGATGGAATTAAATACCGGGTAGCTATCACGCTAGTCGACGCGGGTTATGTTAACGACACGGTAAATACTTTTTGTTCTGATTATGCCTCCGGAGTCTACCCAATATTGGGGCGTCAAAGACCAGCCAAAAACCAAACGATAAGAGAGTTTGCAGAATTTACAACCCAGGCCGGAACTGTAGGCTATAGGATTTTAGTTGACCACTACAAAGACCGATTAGCCCCGGTTTTGCGTAGAGAGTGGGAGGAAGGAGCGGGGCCACAAAATAAATACCATTTTAACGCACCCGTGGATATTACCGACAAGCAGTTAAAAGAATTGACCGTCGAAACTAGGCGGGAAAGTAAAGACGAAAAAGGGATCGTCACTTATTTTTGGCACCGGCCAGGCAACGCGCGTAATGAGTTATGGGATCTTTTAGTATACGGTCACGCAGCGGTTGAAATACTAGCTTGGGCCATTTGTATACAACATTTTGAGCTTGATACAATAGACTGGCCTAAATTCTGGGATTACATAGAAAACGAAAAACTTTACTACACAGCATAAATACGTATACTGTATTTCTACAGATTTAATTTATTCAATCAAACATCGAGGCCGAACGTATAATGCAAAGTACATTTTTACAAGGCAGAATAGAAACGACTAAATTAACAATAGTCGCTTACGAGGATGCACTATTTGCGCTTGGTAACGGTGTGCAATCATACACTCTGGACACGGGACAAACGAGGCAGACAGTTACTAAGCTAGATTTGTCAGCGCTCAATAAAACATTAGACTCTTTATATAATCGTTGCGCTACTTTAGAAGCCCGTTTAACTGGTGGCGCCGTAATAGTGAGGCCAGGATGGTAGGCACAAAACCGCATTACAAGTTAGCAAGCGACGGCACTTTTGAACACGTTTCGGGGCCTATGCCTCTATCCGTGGACAATCTAAACCCGTCAGCTTACGCGGGGCAAAATTCACCCTCACCTTATGAAGATTCTATTTTTGATGGGGGTAAATTCTCGGGCGGTTTCGGCGCAACGCAGATCCATCAGGTAGATTACTGGACTCTTCGCGCGCGTTCTGCTCAGCTATTCACAGAAAATTTATATGCTCGCGGCATCGTACGGCGGTTAGTTACTAACGAAATAAACACGGGTTTAAGCCCGGAGTCTTGCCCGGACGAAAGCATAATAGGCGTTGCTGAAGAGAGCTTAAACGAATGGTCGGAAATTACAGAAAACCGTTTCGGTATCTGGGGCAAGGGACCAACTTTATGTGATTATAAAAAGAAGTCAACGTTTGGCGCTATCCAGCGCGCGGCTAGGCTTGAAGCACTTGTAAGCGGAGACGTTCTTGTCGTCATTCGTCAATCACCACAAACAAAATTACCTATGATCCAATTAATAAGCGGTAGTAAAGTTAGAACGCCGCTAGGCGACTACGGATCGCTGCGCAAAGGCCACAAGATACGCCACGGCGTAGAGCTTGACGGCATGGGTAGGGTAGTAGCCCATTGGATCAATCAAGACGACGGAACTACTAAAAGAATTGCGGCGGAGTCTGAACGCTCAGGGCGTAAAATATCATGGCTAATATATGGCACTGATAAACGCCTAGACGAATTGCGCGGGCAACCGTTGCTAGCAATCGTTATGCAGTCACTAAAAGAAATTGACAGATACAGAGACTCTACTCAACGCAAAGCAACAAACAATTCTATGCTAGCGATGTTTGTTAGAAAAACAGAGGATAAAATGGGAACGCTGCCCGTCACAGGTGGCGCAGTGAGAAGGGGGACCGCCCAAGTAACGGAATCGGATTCGACTAAACGCCGATTTAATGTTGCGGACCAGATACCGGGCGTCGTTATGGAGGAGTTACAGACGGGCGAAGAACCGGTTTTGTTAGGCGGTCAAGGAACCGATTTAAACTTCGGCCAATTTGAAGACGCAATAATTCAATCAATAGCCTGGGCTTTAGAAATACCGCCCGAGGTTTTACGGCTATCTTTTTCTAATAATTATAGTGCTAGCCAAGCAGCAATAAACGAATTTAAAATAGCAATTAATAGAACCTGGGGCGATTTTGGAGAAACATTCTGCAGCCCCATTTACATTGATTGGCTGATCAGCGAAACCCTATTACAAAAAGTAAACGCGCCGGGCTTTTTGCAAGCGTTTAGAACGCCAAGCGAATATGACATATTTGGCGCGTGGACTTTGACGGAATGGTATGGGTCTATAAAACCATCAACCGATATGCTTAAACAAGCGAAAGGTTCTAAAATACTTGTAGAGGAAGGTTGGTCAACAAACGCGCGCGAGGCACGGATCACAACAGGTACAAAATTCAGTAAAAATATAAAAAGATTAAAGCGCGAAAATGAACTAAAAGTTGAAGCCGCTAGACCAATGGCGGAATTCAGACAAGAGTTCGGCGAAGAAGAAGCCGAAACGGTTTTATCTGCAGTGGACAACATGGGAGACATTGAAGCCATGCTCGATGATTACCTAGAAGAAAAAGAGGTCCGCAATGATAGCTAAATTAGTTAAAGCGTTTACTTTATTACGAAAAGATTTCGCGGATTTAAAGATTAATGTTGACAGTATCGAAAAAGCGAAACCCGCGAAAGACGGCATCAGTCCCGACATAAACGAGATAGTCGCGCAGGTTCTTAGCAGAATACCGCCCGCGAAAGACGGCGAAACCCCCGACATAAATTTAATCGCAACGGAAGCCGCTAAACTAATCCCAAACGCGCAACCGGGGCGGGACGGCATATCACCCACAGTCAGAGACATTGCCGACGTGGTTTTAGCTAATCTTGAAAAGCCTAAAGACGGCATCAGCCCCGATCCTAAAACTATTGCGGCGGCAGCGGCTAGGCTAATACCGAAACCAAAAAACGGAACAAGCCCCAGCGCTCAAGAAGTCGCGGCGGTACTTCCAACGCCTAAACGCGGACTACCCGGAACAAAGGGAAAAGACGGCGTCAGTGTAACAGACGTACAGCTAAACAATAATGAATTGTTTGTGTTTTTAGACGGCAAAAAACAAAGTGCAGGTAGTATTAAAGTCCCAATGGTCCCGTTTAGACCGGGCGGCAATGACAGCGGAGGCGGCGGCGGTTCTAAGACAATTGCGCGTCCGAAGTATTTTGAGACCCATACAACCGCGCGCGTTACTAAAGCGCCCGGCCCGGTTTCAACTGTGGACCAAATGTCTTTGCAGACCGCAAACGGATCGCAAACATATAGAACCGAGGCACAGGTACAATTTCAAAGTTTGCCGGAGTTTGCCACGCCGGTTTTGTTAGCAAATTTAGTTGCTTTAAAAGCCGAAATAAACGCGCTGCCCAATAAGGTTTCGCACGTTGCGGGGTTTGGTAATGGTGAAGTATTGACGCCGGGGGTTTACACGGTTAGTTCAGCATCTACGCATGAAGGCGTGCTAACGTTTGACGCAGAAGGAGATACCGACGCGCTTTTTGTTATGATAATAAACGGCGCCGAAGCCCTAGCAGTGGGGGCCACAAGCGAACTAACGAACGGCGCGCAATCAAGTAACGTTTTTTGGCTAGTTACGGGCGCGTTAACCTTTGGCTCAGGCTGCGATATAAAAGGATCTTATTTAGGATCGGGCGCAATTTCGGCGGCGGGCTTAATATTAGACGGGCGTATACTTACGCCAACGGGTGCGGTAGCACTAACCGAATCAAATATAACGGTCCCGGGGGGTACAACTTCGCTAAATCTCGGGTTTTTAACTACGTTTATATTGTTCACAAATGCGGGCGCGCTATCAAATACGGTTGTTACTTCGGGTATAGTCGGAAGTGTAGCGAGCGGTTTGGGGGCGATTTCGGGTTTTCCTAATTTAGATGGTAATATTTATACTTCCAATTCGAACGTGGTTTCTATTGATTTTATAATTACATCTAACGGCGAAGCGATTGAGAGTTCGACAGTATCCTATCAAACTGTTCAAGACGGCCAGGGCGCTGGGTTTTTTGATGTAGTACATTTGGCGGGCATATCATCCAAGCCAATAGCGCAAACAATAGAAATTAAGGTACTTGTTATTCTCGGTAGTATTATAATAGGAAACAGGAATTTATTTTGCTACGAGATATAAGTTTTTGACGAGTGCAGAAATAACAGTTAGTATACAGAGAACAAAAGGATCATTTTTATGTGGTTATTAGAAGCCGGAGTCCGCCGGTCCATGCAAGTGGCCGAAAAATCGGGCTTTAAATTTACAGCAGAACAACAAGCGCAATTTGACGCCCGGTTTAGTACTGAGGACGTTTCTAACGGCAATAATCGACTATTAACCGTTGCGGGAAATAACGCGCAAATATCGGTTAAAGGGGTAATGACCCAAGAACCCAGTTTTATGGCTATGATATTCGGGGGTGGCAACACGACGTACCCGGAGATTATATCGGCTATTGATACAGCGGAACGTGACGACTCAGTCACCAATATTGTATATGAAATCGACAGCCCCGGCGGAGGATTTGACGGTCTATTTGATATGCTTGCCGCCATGCAGTCCACTACAAAGCCAAGTAAAGCGATAATTTCTAACGTAGGTGCATCGGCGGCTTTTGCCATGGCTACGCAAGCCGACGAAGTTGTCGCGTCTAACATTGCGGCTAGAATTGGCAGTGTGGGCGTTGTAGCAACGTTCTATGACGACGAAAACGAAATTAGTATAACTAGCACGGACGCACCAAAAAAGCGCCCTAACGTTCGCACAGAGGAAGGAATAGCGATGGTTCGAGAAGAATTAGACGCTATGCACGAGATTTTTGTTGATGCTATTGCCCAGGGTAGAGGCACAACAGCCGAAAAAGTAAACGCGGACTATGCTAGGGGCGGAACGGTCTTAGCTAATGAAGCGGTTAAACGCGGCATGATCGACGCCGTGGTGACTAGGTCGCCAAAAGCAGTTAAAACCACAACCACAACCACCGCCAACAGCGGGAATCAACCGGAGGCCACAAAAATGGACCTTAAAGATCTAAAATCCCAACACCCCGAAACATTCGCGGCGGCGGTGCAGCAGGGCGTAGTAGAAGAACGCGACAGAGTAACGGCGCATTTAGTTATGGGCGAAAGTTCAGGCGACATTAAAACCGCGAGCGCTTCCATACGAAATGGCGACGCTATGACCGCCACGCTATCGGCAACTTACATGACGTTCGGCATGAACAGATCCGACGTTGACGCGAGAGATAAAGACAATCTTGAAGCTAACGCCGGAGACGCGGCAAACACCGGAAGCGACGACGATAAAGGCGGCGATGTAGCCGGCTTGATTGAAGCCCGTCTTGGTTTAGGAGCATAACATTATGGCAAATATCAATATCACAGATGTTGACTTGGGTAGCGTAATTTTAGAAGATGCGCAGTTTAGCAATGAAGCGCTTACTTTTTCAGGCGTGGCAACTGTATTGGAAGGCACTATTTTAGCGCGCGATTCCTCTACCTTAAAACTAGTCCCATTTGTAAAAGGCGGCTCAAGCAACGGCAACGGCACACCTAAAACGGTTCTTACGTATTCTGTTACGTCCACAGGTGCAGGCGATGTTTCGGTGCGCGCGATGGTATCCGGGTCGGTTCGCTCGGGCCGGTTAGTTATCGACGCCGACGCTGACAATTCGAACGTAGACGCGGCGGTATTAGACCAGCTACGCGACTATTCTTTAATCTCAATTGATGTTCAAGAATTAAACACTCTTGATAATCGCTAAATAGGAGCGCATAAAATGAGCGGTTCAACTACTAAACGTATGCTATCGGCTTATATGTCGATGGCCCAGCCGATGCTATTTTTGTCGGGATTCTTTCAAAGCCCGCCTGAGAACTTTCATACTACCGAAGAAGTAGAGATCGATATTGTTCGTTGCGACGAAGATATATCTATAGTTATTCAAGATCTTAGCACAGGTTACAGAATGAACGCGGAAGACCTCTATACTAATAAAGGTTTTAAACCACCAATTCACAAGGAAGCAATTCCACTTAACTCGTTTGATTTAATTAAACGTATGCCGGGACAAAACCCGTTTGAGGCTCCCGATTTTAGGGCTAACGTAATTTTACGTTTGTTTAACGGCATTACTAAGATTGAAAGAAAGATCAGGCGTTCGGTAGAATTGCAAGCGTCGCAAGTTTTACAGACAGGCGAGCTAACGCTGACAGACTCAGCAGGCGCGCCGCTTTATACCTTGGATTATAAGCCTAAGGCTTCGCATTTTCCAACTGCCGGGACATCGTGGGCTACTGCTACGGGCGCGGAAATGATTGGCGATATTGAAGAACTGGCCGAAGCAATTCGCAACGACGGTTTACTAGACCCAGATCAGATTATTATGGGCGCGGTTGCGTTTGAAAAGTTTATTTCTAATGAAGATGTACAAAAGCGCTACGACATAAGACGTATTGACCTAGGTACTATTGCGCCGATGCAAATGCGCGGCGGTGGCGGTAACTATCGCGGAATGATTGAGATTGGAAACTACAGCTTTGATTTGTGGACTTACGGCGGGCGTTACACTAACCCTTCAGATGGTGTAAAGACTCAATTTATTGATCCGGGCAATGTTATTGTGCGAGCAAGTCAAGGTAGAATGGATGCAACGTTCGGCGCAATCCCAAACATTGGGACGCTAGTTGGCGGACAATCAACTAACCTACTGCCTGAATTGCCGGGTCGTTTAAGTAACTCAGAGGGCGGAATGGATCTATTCACTAACGCATGGCTGACAAATGACGGCGAACAGTTATACGGTGGAGTAGGTGCAAGACCACTTATGATCCCGACGGCGATTGATACGTACGGCTGTTTAATTACTCAGCTTTAAAATCAACTAATTACTCGGGGTTCGCCCCGAGCATTTTTATAAATAGGGAACAAATATCATGGCTAGCAACAAAGAATTAATAACAGCTATTGACGCAATTTGCGCGGAGCTAAAGATTGAAACGCCAGAAACAAAAGACTTAAAAAACAGTCAATTGTATAACCTTTTAAAAGATTTTAAAGTACAGCAAGCCCAAGAAGTACCGGAAAAAACCGAATTCGAAGAAGTGCCGGAGAAAACGGGTTTTGAAGTTATGCCAAGAAAAGCGATAACAACTAAACGCGGTATTATAGCAGCCGGAGAAAAGATTGAAGCGGAAGACCTATCAGGCGGCGAAGTAGCGTTTAAAGCGTTTATAAAATCCAATCACATCGGTCGATCTTAAAAAATGGGACTTCGCGAACAAGCCGAAGCAGACCTCGGATTTATTCTCGAAGATAAAGACCGGGGGTTTGGTTACGAAATTATTTTAACGGACCCTTCCGGCACTGTCAGACCCCTCACTGGTTTTTCAGACGATATTAGCCAGATTATAGACCCCGACACGGGGGTCGCAGTAAGTGGCCGCCTTGCATCGGTAGCGATACGGACCAGCACAATTATTGCCGCAGGTCTAACACTACCGCGCGGGGTAGCGGACTCGGGGGTAAAACCCTGGCTTGTGAAGTTTAACGACATTAACGGCAATCCGTTCACGTTTAAAGTTTCACAATCTAATCCAGACAGAGCAATAGGGCTAATTACGCTCATGTTAGAGTTGTATGTCGTATGACTATATCAACACTAATAGATAAACAAGATACTTTTGAGATAGTGCGC